TCGCGCCCGTCACCGGATCGGCTTCATCGTCAAAAGCGTCTTCGGCGGCCCCCGCCAGCACGCCAGCGCACCGGCGCATGATCGGCGTAGTGTCCTGCGCGGCCTCCCGCAGGCGGGTCATGGCGGCCTCAAGATCGGACATATCAATGTTTACATCTATGCGGATCATGGTTATCCTTCTTCCAACAAGCTGATTCGGGTGCGAAACCGTGGGCCTGCCGGGGCAATGCACGGCTGAAAATTTCCGCCGATACCGGAATATTGTCGAGCGGGACATCAACCCCGAATCAGCTTTTTTTGGTGGACAAGCATCCCTTCACGGAGGCTGTCCATTTTTTTAGGTTCTCTATTCATCATATTCCAGACAAGAGAACCGTCCCGATTGATGCGAACCACCACAAGCAGGGAATATTTCGCTTCATGAAATAATCCGATATAGCTTTCTCTCAGCTTTCCATCCTCATGCTGTTTGAGCCATACCTCAAAAGGCCGTTCGAGTGTCGGCAAGACGTAGTTTGCAAACCGTTCCCGTGCGTCCGCCCTTTTTTCAGCCATATGCGCCAGCAATTCGCGCCGGATAACCCGGCTCCCCATCGGCGTCTCGACGATGCGCTGGCGTTCGTCCGTAAAGCCCAACGCTTCGGCAAGCCGCTTTTCCGCCTCTTCCTGCGATTTCGCCACGGGCAGCAATTCCGGTGCGGGCAGACGCTCATCAGCGGGAACGTCGCGCAGGGGGCGCAAGCCCATATCCTTCCATGTAACCGCCTGCGCGGGTTCCGGCACGTTCGCAAGGGTGTCTTCAAGCCAGACTTTGCCGGGGTTGTAGGAAAAACCTGCGTCGGTGAAGGACTCAAGGCTCCCCTTGCCTCCATGCCGGTAGCCGGTGACGGTGCGCCGGGTGACTTCCCCCGTTTGCCGATTGACGGTTTCAACGTCCCGCGTGACCATATGCCCGGCGCTGTTGGAAATGTTCAGCCCCCGGCGCTTCAAACGGGATTCGGAATAGGCGGCGACGCGGCAGCGGCAATTCCAGCCGTTCGGCGGATACATGGCACCCCAGAAAGGATCGTCATAACGGAAAACCATGTTGTGCAGGGCGGCATGGGCGGGCCGGGTCTTCTGATCAAGTACGGCGATATAGCGCAGGTACGGGGCGAAATCCGCGTTTTCAAGCTGCTGCTTGTAGCGGCCCGACATGTATGCGGATTGTGTGTTTTGACGGTAGATCAGTTTCAGGCGTGACGGGCTGCCTTGCCGTACATACCGGACTTCGCCGGTGTCCGGGGCCGCCACTTCCTTCTTTCCCCACCAGCCTTTTTTCTTCAAGATCGGCGTAAGTTCGTTCAGGAACCATTGCCCGGTCTTGCCTTCCTTGATCGCCGCATCGACCGCACCCCGGATGTCCTGCATGAGATCAAGCTTCGTGATGCCCGTTACGGTGAAGGCGCGAGCCTGCGCCTCCTGCCAAAGATCATGCCAGTTTTCGGTAACGGCGATGCCCTTTGACCGGAAGTAGCGCACGGCCTCCACCGGCGTGAGCCCAAGCGCGTAGGACAGATCAGGTTTTGGCATGGGCGCAACCTCCCGACCGTTCGGCGCTTGTAACCATGCTCCGGCGGCAAAGCCGCCTGCGCCCTCGCGCCTCTCTCAATGCTCGCCACGGCTCGACTGCCGTCGACTACAAGGAAAAGACTATTTCTCGGCATTGGCTCTCCCCCATAAGTCAGCGACGAAGAACGCCCGCGCGAGCAGATCGGCAAGTTGCGTTTCGTCAAGCTGAGGATAGAGATCGCCAAGGCGCTCTTGCAGTTCTTCCGGCGTCAGGCCGTTTTCGATCTCGGCAATAAGCGGCGCAAGCAGGGCGGCAGCGGCGTCGGCAAGGGCATCGTCGGCCTGCATGGCGTCGATCGCATCCTGATCCGCATACCCGCTTGACGCCGGGCCATCCTCGGCCTTGGCGCTTGCGGTCAGTGCGGCGGGTTCCGGCATGGCCTGCGGCTTGACGGCAAGCACCTTTTCCCCTTCCCCGGCCTGCGGAATCTTGAGCTTCTCATGCGCCCACGCCGCCGGTATATCCATCACTGACGCCAGCTTGGGGAGTGCGTCGGCAAACACCTGAATATCTTCGGCCTGCCTTGTGTCGAACCGGAACCACGGGAGCAGCGCCGGATCGCTGACGCCGCAGTTCAGATAGGCCAGCGGCGCGAGGATTTGCCGGGTGATCGTCGCGGCGATCTGCGCGGCGTCGGACGTCAGAATATCGTGCCGGACTTCGTTGTGGACTTCGCCAAGCGCATTGGTTGACGTTTTGCCGTCCGCCTGCGTTGTGAGCGTGCCGCCGAGAATGGCCTTGCTCATGCCCTGTTCACAGCGCGTTACGAGGATGCCCGGTATGTCTTGCGTGGCAGACGGCGCATCTTCAAAGAGAATCTCCATGCCCTGCGGGATGATGCCAGAGGCATCACGCCCGAGATTGGCAAGCGCCGTTTTCAATGCCGCCTTGTCTTCCTCGCGGCTTCCCGGCGGGTACTTGCCGAGCCGGAAGGGGATGCCATGAATCTGCGTATACAGTATCGCCGATTCCAGCGCGTAGGCACGGATCAGGTACGCCCACGCCACCGTGCGAAAAAGCCCGACGCGCGGAAGCCAGCCGGATTTACTGCGGTGCGTGTGAATGACCCAACCAAAGGGCCACAGTTCGGCCCCTTCATAGGAACCATCCCGCAACCGCAATACATTGCGGTTTTCCCGCATGACCTGAAACCAGCTTTGCGGGCGGTGATGGAAGGCCGCCGGGATATGCAGGCCGCCGGTTTGCGTCCACTCAATCTCAAGGGCCGCGAAACCGTGGCCTATGCCGTCGGCAAGGTCGAGCAGGAGATCCGAAGTTGTGGGCAGCATGTCGAACTGCTCACGCACGGCGGCGGCCACGCCTTCCGCCTTTTTGTCCTTTGCCCGGCCCGGAAGGATTTCCCAATCCAGCGTCAGCAAGGCCCGCTTGCGCTTGCCGATCTCGGCGGCAAGGTGCTCGCAACGGTCTTCCATATCGGCGAAAAGCACGTGCTGCTCGGTAATGTCGCCGTCGTCAGCCGCCTGCAAAATAGAGGACAAACGGGAAGGCGTCAGGCGGTTGGTCATGTTGCCCCACCGCTCAAGGTAGAGCATGGGCGTCAAACCGCCGCCCGTTTCCGTCTGTTGCGCGGAAAGCGCATCACGCTTGCGCGGGCGCGGTTTTGCCGGTCTTCTAAAAATCATTACGCCCATCCCCCGTAGGTATCGAAGCTGTCAAAATCGTCGTCCTCGCTGGGCCGCACCCCCCACAGGCTTTGACGCGGCACGCGCTCGAACGCATCCCGCAGGCTGACGAAACCGCCGACGGCCAGCCGCCAGAGCATTTCGAGCGCGTCCGGCCCGTCGTCGTGGTCGGCTTTCGGGAAGTGCCGGAGTTGGTCGATCAAGGTCTGCTGCGAGGTGTGCAGCCGGATGCGGCCCTGCACGAAATAGGGCTGCAATGTCTCAATGCGTAGTTGCTTATCGGTACTGTTGATAATCGGGCGCACGGGAAGCGCGAGGCCACGGGCTGCGGCCCGCTGTGCCAGAACGTCCGCAAAAAAAGCTTGAAACTGGACGGCTTCAACACCCCAATTCAGGCAATGATACGCGCTGTGCAGCGCGATCACGTCTTCAATGATGCGGTCGGGGTGGCGCTTCCTGATACTAGCTTCCACCACGTCAAGCGTCATAGTGTCGCGGAGTAACCCGCCGACGAGGATCGCGGATGGGTCACGGCCCGCGCCGAGCTTGCCGAGAGACGGGTCAACGGCCCCGAACAGCAGCCAGTCGCGGGAACGGTCGACCCAGAACGTAATACAGGCCGCAAACGGCGCATCGTCCCCTGACAGCGGATCGTTCTGCTGTTCGGAGTCGAAGGCCGCGTGGGAGTCCGCGCGCTTGGTCATAAGCTGGTACAGCGGGCGGCCCGCAGGCCATGACACGATCGCGCCGCGCTCCATATCGTCCTGATAGAGATCGTAAAAGGCACGGGCTGCAACGGGACCGTCGGCGTGCAAAATGGCTTCCCATTTGTCCCACAGATCCAGCCGTTCCGGCCACTGGACGATGGAGCGGAACCGTTTTGACTGCCACGTGGGCTTGTCCAGCGTCCGGGCAAGCACGGAATCGTAATGCAGGATCGTGCCCACATAGACCACATCCATGCTTCCGTCGGCGGCCCCAAGGTTGAGCACGGTCTTTTGCAGCCAGTCTTGCAGCTTGTCGCGCTGTTCCGGCTTCGCCACGTTCTCGTCGTTTTCCAGATCGTCAAGGATGACCAGATCGGGCCGGTGCGGGCCATGACGCAGGCCGCGCATACGCTTGCCCGCGCCGAGGGCTTGGAGCTTGACGTTTTGCGCGGTCAAAATGGTGCCGACGTTCCACACGCGCCCGCGCCCTGTTTCGGCAGGGAAGTCCATAGCAAGGCGCGGGTTGCCGTCCAGTTCCGCCTTGACCGCTTCAAGCAAAATAGCGGCCTGCTCCAGCGCGTCGGCAATGATCAGAATGTACCTCTTGCGCCCGGTGAGCACGCACCACAGCACGAAAAACAGGGAAATGAACGTGCTTTTTGCCTCGCCGCGCGGGGCGGCAAGGGCAATGTGCTGGCCTTCGCGGGCTTCGGCCATGCGCGGCAAGGCGGCGTCAAGCCATGTATGCAACGCGCTGTCGCCGGGGATGGTGCAGTAGTGCGGAAAATACGTCCGGCGAAAGAAGGTGAAGTCGGCAAGCGCCTGTTCCCGGCGCTTGGCGGAAGCCTTGGGATCGGACGGGAAGCCCTCGCAGTCAGCTTCGATCTGTTGTTGCAGGGCGGCGGCAATGTCGGCGATCGCATACTGAAAACGTTTTGCCGAGAGCTTTTTCATTAGCCAAGCTCCTTGGCGATAAGCGCCCCGAACGGCTCCAGCACCTCAAGCAACGCCGGGGCGTGCTGCGGGAAACGTTGGCTCGTAAAGTCGACCAGCTTGCGGATAATGCCGAGCGCGGTAGCAAGTTCGTCAGTTTCGGGCAGGATGCGCTTGCTGGCGGCGATGGTTTTTGCAAAGGAGTC